CTGTGACGGTTCAGTCATTGGCGGCAGCACAGGCTCTGCGGGTGCTAACGGCACATCTTGTCGCGCTCAGAACGGCAATGCGGGCAGCAGCGGCAGTTTTGGTGGCGGCAGCTCGTCTTGTGTTGTTTACCACCCCGGCAGCGGCGGCGCTGGGGGAACGGCAGGCAAGGCGGTTGAGAAAGGTGGTTTGACCGTCACTGTCACAAATAATGGATCACTTTATGGAGCAACAAGCTGATGAAAGTTTTAATACCCATTAGTGGAGGAATAAATTCTACATATGCAGCATGGCGGTGGCTTTCTCAGACAAGCCATGAAGTTGTATCCGTGCATTTTAAAGAATCCCAACTATCCGAATTAAATGAGGATTATATTGAAAACTCGGAAAGTGCTGCTGTTGCAGTTAAAGATTGGTTAAAAGCTAATGTAAGAGATTTTACGTGGCTTTCTCCTGTAACTGTTAGTCCTATTGCTGCAGAAAAACTGCCTCAGAGACAAAGTATAACTGATGAAAATACGTATGCGGATATCGGATATTTATTAAACAGGAGAAATAAAATGATATCTGTGGCAAAAGATAATGATTGTGATGCTACGGTTACGGGCTACAGTCTTGAGAATACAGCCTCAGATAGACTATGGGACATTAGAGAACATCCCTCAAAGTTAAGCTATTCAGGCAAACTTTTTTACTGCAGCACTTCAGATATAGAGTTTGATGTTTTAGCCCTCGATCCTTTTCCCTCAAGAACAGATACAGGAACTTTCCTAGAAAATTTATCAGGCAGATTTGAGCAATACGAAGCATTGCCCTCTGCTCTAAAAGACTTGGTATACAAAGGCGCTTTTGGGGAAAGTGTAGAGCTATCTTGGAGACGCGCTCTGTGGGAGGCATATGAAAGGTTCAGCGGTACTGGTGCAGAGTTTGATCAGTGGCTGGCTGAAAAAACCTGTGCTGGTAGGTGGCGTCCTAACGCTTTTGATACTTCAAAGTTAGAGGGAACTACGTTTTTCTGGAGAAACAATCCAGCCCTGTGGTTAAAAAAATTACGAGATGGAGGATATAATTTCTAAAGTTCTTGCTTTATTCTACACGGCAGTAATTTTATGTGCGGTGCTTAATTTACAAGCTAGTGCTGCAGACACTAATACTGTATCTTCTACAGTAGTTACAGACAAAACTCCTCCTACAGCCTCTGCACCGTCTGTAGTAATTAACAATACAGATGTATGTAAGAGTGCTAAGAGTGCAGCGGTGCAGACACAGATATTTGGTTTTGCCAGCGGCATTACCGTAACAGACGCTACCTGCGAACTATTAAAACTTAGCCGTTCTCTGTACGGAATGGGTATGAAGGTAGCAGGGGTTAGCCTACTCTGTACAGACCATAGAGTGTTTGATGCTATGTGGATGGCGGGTACGCCCTGCCCGTACAAGGGTAAGATAGGAAATGAGGCAAGGGTAGCGTGGGAAGCCAATATGAAGGATGCGCCTGAAGGAAACACAGTCTTAATTGAGAAAGAAGAAAAGTCTAATTATTCAGCACGGAACGATAGCTATGAGTTTCCAGACGAATATGAAAACTATGAGTAGATGGATTATTTTTCTGTCTGTCCTTCTTGGCATTGTCATGATGTCCTTTTGTTCTGTTGCAGAAGAGACAGAGATTATAACGGGACAGGAAACTAGCCCAAACTACATACCTGAGATGAGTGAGTTTACCAGATCAGGCGGGACTAACACAGGTGGTGGCAGGGGGTGCGCTTCAGGAAACTTCTGCACTGCAGGTACACAAGGACCGGGAGGGACGTATACAAGCACATTTGATCTAGAAGATAACATGACGTTAGACCAGATTAATCGGGGCTTTGCTATGGACTACGGCGTTGACGTTGAGTCTCACCCAAGTAACTCTGTGCTATCTTCATGTGTCAATGGCAATGTTATGCAGAACAGTGACTGTCGAGACATATTTAATCTTACAGTCACGCTACTAGATGTAAACAATGTGGTGCATAAATTTGAACATGAGGTTGAGCTAGACTTTACAGGGGAACGCTCCTTTGCTTTTTCTCAAACTATACCAGAAAACAACTTTACAGGACTAAAGGGGGAGTTTGAGTTATTCGGCATAGATGCCGGGTTTTCAAGTGGGTTTTTCGGTCCTCGATTTGACAACCCCTTCCTCACTACGACTTTCGATCTCGTTACGATTTTAGAGACAGAGGTGCTTAGTATCATTGATTTGCAGGAGCAAGTTGAGGTTGTAGATATACAGGAGATAAGTGTAGAGATTGAGCCTGCAGCACCGGAAGAAGTAGAAGTAGCTACAGAAATAGTGGTTGAAGAGATTGAGACTGTAGAGCTAGAGATAGAGGTGCAGCAGCCTGTAGAACCAGAGGCTGCACAAGAGGAGATGGAAGTTAGCGCAGAGGTTGAAGAGGAAATACAAGAAGCGGAGGTAGCAGAGCCGGAACCCGCCACTGAAACCGCTAGCACTGATGAGCCAGAGGAACAACAGGAGGAGCAGTCTGAACCCGCCCAGAAGAAAGTCGTTGCTCAAAAGGTCAAAGAAAAAGTTGCCAAGAAGATCATGGGCAAGATGAATGACAAGAGCAAGTACGACTCGACTAATCAGGTGAGGACATTAGCCGTCATGGGCGTTCTTGGTAACAGCCGTAGCTTCTTTAGCGCACAGGCTACACTGCAGGACACTCCCGGCTTCTTTAGCGGAGCTACCATACCAGACGGCAGCATCCCTACAAACAATACAGCGCAGTACCTGATGTTTGGTGGCAGCAATCAGGCACACTCTCAAATGGTGGAGGACCAATGGCAGAGGTAGAAGTTGGTGGAGTAAAGTTTAAAGGCGGCAAGATGATGGTTTTGCTTACTCTGCTGTCTACCACAGGGGGTGCTTTGTGGGCTGGCTTTGAGTTTTACAAAGACTACATGGACATGCGCGAAAAGATACAGGAATACTCTGCCCCGGATTTATCTGGCTTCGATAAGAAGTTAGCTGTGCTAAGGCAAGACATGGATAATCTCAAAGAGCTAGAGGCAATAATAAAACAATCAGCCTCAGATGCTAGAGATTATGCAAGGGACATAAAGAACGATTTAAAAGACGAGATTGTACGAACAGAAAAATTAGTCGAGGGGGTAGATCGTAGAACTAAGACTATACAAGATGAAGTTCGTAGCATGATAGATAAAGAGAATGATCGTAACAGTACTCTGCGAGATAGAATAAACTCTCGCATGGATAGTTTAGATGATTCTCTATCTAATAAGATGAAAGCATTGCAGGAAGAAACAAACGCTAAAATTAAAAAAGCGTTAGACAATCCTCTTTCTAATATGCGGAAATAACTTGACTTTTTCTTTCAAATAGGGTATAATACTATGGACCTAAGATCACCTGATGGACTAAAAAATGCTACTGATACTGTAATAGCTACTAGCTTAGTATCTACGCCGCTTTGGTTGCAATGGGTGGAGCAGGGCCTTCAACTATTCATGTTAGTTGGTGGCTCTGTGCTTTTAGTTTTTAGGCTCTGGGCCATGATTAAAGAAAGGAAAAGCAAGCGAGATGGAACTTAATATTACAGAAAATCTAATGAAGGTGCTGGTACGTCAGCGTGACGTTGCAATGACTAAGTGTGCAGAGTTAGAAGCGAAACTAGTTGCTGTTAGTCAGAAGTTAGCTGAGTACGAAAATAAAGAACAGGCCGAGGATTTGTTCACAAACAAGGAATAAAACATGGCAGAGGAAAATCAAACTGAGGAGACTCAAACTGCTGATGAGTTACAGGCAGGTCAGTTCACTCCACCACAGGCAACGGCTAATCTTTTAACTGAGGTTACAGAGCAAGCGGACCTTGATACAGCCGCGACTCCTGCGTTGCCTACAGGAACGGTTGTGCCTTTTCAGGAACAGCAAGTTCAGGAGAGTGAACTATTTACTCCTACTCAGTTAGCTGCGCCTATGACGGAGCCTGTTAAGGAAGCCTCTGTAACTGGGTTGGAGTTACCCACACCTCCACGCACAGCGGCAGCTACTTATCAGTCGTTTGTATCTGAGGATACTCCAGAGTTTGCTGCAGCCCAAGGCCAAGTATCTGCACAATCACTCATAGGTGACATTGAAGGTGCAGTATCTGAAGAGTCAATTGCACAGGGGGCAACTGCAGAGCTAGACGAGAGGGCTACGCTCAAGTTCCAGATGGGCGAACTCTTCAAGTCGTTTGAAGAAGGCAAGCCACCCCCTGCATGGGCAGCACCTGCAGTCAGACAGGTAGGTGGCATGATGGCACAAAGAGGACTAGGGCGGTCCTCTATGGCCGCTGCAGCCATTAGCCAAGCGATCATGGAATCAGGTATACCGATTGCACAGCAAGATGCAAACAAGTATGCCACAATTCAGTTACAAAACCTCAACAACCAACAGCAAGCTACTTTGCAGAACGCAGCTACGTATGCTGCAATGGACAGGGCTAATCTTAGTGCAGCCATGCAAGGTGCTGTAAACAATGCTCGTGCTTTTCTGCAGATGGACACGCAGAATCTAAACAATGAACAACAACTAAAAACGATTGATCTGCAGTCCAAGTTTCAGAAGCTGTTTACTGATCAGGCGCAGGAGAATGCAGCCAGACAGTTTAACGCAAAGTCTCAGTTACAGGTGGATCAGTTCTTTACTGAGCTAGAGACGCAGGTAGCCAACGCTAACGCTAGCCGTATGGCAGCTATGGAGCAGTTTAACGCTGATCAGACTAACGCAGCCGCACGTTACTTTACAAAGATTAACGATGCACGGGAGCGGTTTAACATCTCCAATGAAAACTTGATACAGCAATCTAACGCAGTGTGGCGTAGAAATATAAATACAGCTAACACGGCTGGTCAGAATGAAACTAACCGACTCAATGCAATGAACTTGCTAGGAGTTAATCAAGCGTCCTTGGATAAACTGTGGCAGAGATATAGAGACGAGGCTACGTGGATGGTTGAGATATCTGAGAACGCTGCACAGAGAGCGCACAATGCAGCTATTCTATCTCAGACACAGGACTTCAATGCAGAACAGTATGAAGTAGAACGTGAGAACCAGTTCTTTAGTGCGCTTGGTAGCACCGTGATCAACGGCGTGTTTGGTATATTGGGAGCAGAATAAAATGAGTTTAGCAGACATTTTTGGTGATTACGATTTTTCTGATTATTCAGATTCTAGTGACTATTTTAACGAATTTGCTGCGCCAAGCGTAGATTATTTTGATGAATTTGCTGTGCCACCTTTTTCAAGCGTAGATTATTATGATTCTTCGGAAGGAAGTTATTTTGCACCAGTAGGCTCTGAAAGTGACTATGAGGCTTTTTTTGGCACGGGCGGGCCTGATGTCGGACAGGTAGCCGAAGATGACCGTTCTTTAGGCGCACAGGCAAGAGATTTTCTTTTTGATACTCTTGGCGTAGGCAAAGAAACAGCCGAAGCAATTAGCGCGTTTGCAAAGGCGGCTAACAGGGGCGGCGGTAGACAAGCACAGGCACAGGGCAGGGGCAGAGTAGGCCCTCCACTCCCCTCGTCAGCCCGTGCACCAACGTCACAGGCAGGAAGAATATCTGATCCTAGACGGAGCCTAGCTGGCGAAGATGCAATACGGGCAGCTATCTCTCAGTCTAATAGAGCAACATCTGCAGCTAGAGCCGTTGCCAACCAGATGGCTAAGGCTGGCACTGTAACCAGCACAAATGATTTAGCCGATATGATATCCGGCGCTACTAGCCCTAAAGGAACTAAACAGGCCCTTCCCGGCACACGGCTACGGCAGCTAGCCATTCCGAGAACAGCATAGAGGAAATACGATGGCATTCAATCCCGATCCGTACTATAGCGATCCAGAAATAGAACAAGCACGACGCCCACAGGAGGGCAGCATTGATGCCATTGACAGGTTCAACGCGCCTCCTCCCGGCCACTCGCTAACCTCAGAGCCACAGAAATGGGCGTGGGAAAAACCTGCAGAGTATACCGTACCTGAAGAGGCTATGCAGTGGGTGGTTAGCCGTGTTGAACAGCCAGAGGTAGAAGAGAACTTCCTGCGGCTCATGCTTAGTGGTGTGCCTATTGAGGCTATTACAAATACAATTACTTTTACAGGTTTTACAGAGGGCTACTGGAGTCCTGACATGTCAGAGCTACTGAAGATGCCGATTGCTATGCACTTTATGGGATTAGCTCTAGAGAACAATATACCTGCAACCATCTTCAACAAAGACCCTGAACTTGCGAAAGAAGAGGGCATGATACCTGAAGAGAAAGTCATGGCTGTCATGGAAGCAAACAGACCAGACATGTACGAGAAAATTATGTACGCAACTGATCTTCTGTTGGAAGAGAACGAAGAGATGCCTGAAGAACAGGGTGCAGAGGCTCCTCCTATGGAAAAGGATGCTAGCTTTATGGAAATGGAAGAAGAGGAGATGGTCTAATGGTATCACCCTTTATGTCATTTGCAACAGGTGCGTTGCAAGCAGTTGATAAAAACATTGATAGGTATCGTGCAGAGAAAGCTGCAGAAGCAGAACGTGCAGACGCTGCAGCACAGCGCATGAAAGAACTTGAGTTTCAGAGAGAAACTACCTACGAGGTTGAAAAGCGTAGGAGAGAATCTGCATATGACTTAGAAGAATTAAAACAAAAAGGTATTTTTAGCAAGACGCAAAGATCAATAGGAGGTTTTTCCTACCTACGAGATGATAAAAATCCTGATTTAGAAGCTAGAAACTTTATCAACAAAGTTCAAGCTGATCCAGAGGGTTTTAGAAAAGTCTATGAAGATGCCAATACGAGAGGTTTAGCGGTTGCTGAAGCAATGAGACATTTCGGAACTATTAGGCGTGGTGTTGGAATTTACTCTCAGAAAGATAGGTTTGGAAAAGCGTTTGAAGGTAATCTTCCGCTTAATCATGTGCCGTCTCAACTTCGTCAGATCAGTGGGGTTACAAACCCTCTGCTTTTACGCCTAGCAGACCAGTTTAACTCTAATCCTGCAGAGATGCGAGGTAATCCCGGAGAGGCTACACCTCCTCCAGCAAATACAGTATATAGTAAATTAGAGGGTGGCGCAGTAAAAGATTTTAATCTTGAGGGTATAACGGGTGTTGATTCGGCTTTAAAATCTTTTAGAGCCGTCAATCTTGGCTATGATAGAATGAGCGACGCCTCCTTAAAAAGAAAATTTATGGAAAGAGTTGTAGGTAATTTTGGCTCAAATAACTTAGACAAACAAAGAATACAAAGAATTGTAAGTGCTGCAGGTAACTCTGACGTTATGAATTATCTTTCAGGAGATGCTCAACCTAGCAGAGAGCAAGAAGATAGGGCCTTGGCATATTTTAAAGACCCTAAAAATGGTTTTATTGACGAGGAAACGGGTCTTATAGACACGGCTAACTTTGTTAATTTTGTAAGTCTGTTCGGTATGCAAAATGCAGGATCAGCTTTTGCAGGAACAGAGCCACAACAAAAAAAGTTTAGTGCAATAAATAAAGGAAGAGTTGCAAAAGAACTTAATGCTATTAATGAAGTAGGATTAGCTGCGACGGCTGCAAACACTACAATTAAAGAAGTTCTTAGAATGATTGAT